GGTAAACATCTCCGCTACCTCCGCCCGGTACGGTATCTCCAAACATCGTCACAAAATCCGAATAGGACTGTACTTTGATTGGCTGCATCGCAATCCCGCGGCGCGCCCTTCCTACAACTACCGGGCCAATCGCATCGGCCGTCTTCGGAATGAAGGAGTTGTCTATTTCATGGATAAACACCCCAGGAGATACAAATTTAAAGCTTTTAACTGACATATTGAGTTTATCCTTCTTAAAATCCCACTAAAATGATGGTACAATCATTAATTAAATAGTATTTTTAATTCCAAAAGGCGCGCCTTTGGCAAAGAAATGTAGGCATGCACTTCAGGATGTCTCTCCGAACAAATTAGGGAGACCGGCAGGTAAAACACTTTCGGATGGAAAGGCGTACTCTACGGTGTTTTCGTCAATACGCACTATTGGCCGATCATCATCATCTCCTTCGCCGATTAGATAACCCAAGACCCGAATATTTATATCAGTGTTATATTGTCGAGATTCTTCTTCTAAATTGGCAATGTTGTTGGAATGGGTAAACTCTTGTTCTATAAAAGCTTCGTAAAGATGCCCATTGCGCTTTAAAACAAAAGAATTGATCTGTCCTGTTCTTGTGACGAACGGCGTAACCAGTTCATTCATCTGTTGTTGATACTCGGTCTTAAGCACTATCTTATAATTCACATTAACATACACGGGAATGGGAATTGATAAAGATTGAATGACAATTTTCTTATTAATGCGCGGATAATAAGGCTGCGCTTTCCCTGTGAGGTTTCGGCGTTGTCCCTCAACCCGAGCAAAGTTTCGCGTCTTATCTGCAACAATACGCTTGGCGATAACCCAGCGACCTGGGCGTCCATCGCGATTTTTCGAATAAACTTGTGCCTGAAAGCCTCCCTTTTTGTTGGGGTCTTTGGTCATACCAGTGCGCTCAATACTGAGAAGCGGCAATTTAAGCGCGCCCCCATCATCCCTTAGTCCTAGATCATTCTTAATTTGATAAGATCTTTCGGGAGTTTGCCACAACACCGGAACATCGATGTGCCCCTCGTTGGTATTGGCAAATGGTTTGATGCTTTCTTTGAGCCACGAGACCATGGCATAATCAATAGTTTCAATTGTAGACGCAAGTATCCCAATTTCACGCAAAGATGCGGTATCCATGCCTTCAGGCAATTGAGCAAAATCAAAATTATCAGGTAGCATCGAATAGTCCCTTTCTGGCGCGCTTACAAATAGCGGAAATTTCAAAGCCGTGGGCTACTTGGCCGAATAACTTGGACTCTTCTGTCAATTTAACAATCTCATAGTAATAATCACCGTACAACACAAAGTCCCCTTCTCGAACATACATATCTTGGTCTTCTTCCAATCGTCTTTTATGAAAGTGGACGAGGATCTCCCAACTCTTGTCAAGGCCTGCATTTTCCATATAGAAGGTGGAGAAATCTGTCCACTCTACGAGAGCATAGACACGTACCGGCGGTAAAAACGTTTTATCTGTCGCTTCGCCGTATAATTCGTGGAAATCGGTTCTTTCCATATCAATCGGATAATATAAAATTTGTTGGCCAATGATGTTCTCAATAAGTTCGTCATTGACTTGCTTAACCAGATCGCGCTCTTTCTTTCCGAGAAAAAGGGGGGGAGGTGGGCTCTTGGGTCTTTTCCATTCATCTGACATTTAATGTTATCCTACAAATATGGGTACAGGCGTATTTTTAAATAGGGCGGTTGCTGCGTCCGCTTTTTCACTGTCTCTCTTGACCAACTCAGTGTACTCCATCTCTGCCAGCATCTCACGTAGCTTATCTTTTAATTCTGCTTGTTCTTCTTTTGCTTGCGAAAGCAATTCGGAATGGTTTAAGGTAACACTTTCCCCCGGAATGGGAATGGTGGTAAACTTTCCTCGAATTTGGCCCAACATCTCCTTACAGAGCGCTAGGGAATATTTGCGAATCCACTGTTTACCCATGGAGTTAATGTTTTTGTAGGGAATATTATCAAAAGGCATCGTATTCATATTATTAATGCCCATAATCCCTCCTTGATAACGGGATTCGTCCTCCTCCCAAGCATCGTTTTGGACATAAAACCTCACCCATATTCGATCTAAGGCGCCAAAGTCCCAATAACTCGGATTGGGATATAATCGTAGGTTATTGTTGATTAACTCATATGAATAATGGGATGTTCGCGTATACAAGGAGTCCTCATACATGATGGCTTGCATTTTATTCTGCCAGGTGGGTATTATCTCAAAAGTAGCATCATCGGCATATTGACCGTATGTTGAATAGTTGCCCACAACTCCAATTCCTCCATAATATCCGTAAAATCGCCACATAGCGCGTGGGGATTTATAAAAGACCTGTGTAACAATAATTCGCTTGTTTTTCACTTTTCCTGCATATGATACAGAGTTACCAGCGTCGTCCGCGCCGGAGGAAGAGGCACTTTCAACGATTTCTTGCAAATCGTAATCCTGCCGATTTTGGGATGGACTAAAGGAGGCTGAATATTCGGTAATCGTGCCACCAAATCCTGATGCTGCCGCGGTGCCATCCCCTGTTTTGCGCGCATAAGAGAAGTAAAAGCGTGGATACTTCAAACTAGAACCGCTTGGACCAGAAGTGATCTCGCCATTATAGTTAAACGTGCCTGTTTGTGCTCCCAATACATCCCCAATTGAATTTTTGGCTTGATGCAAGTTAATGATATACGAATATTCTAATACAGCTTCTTCATAAGCCGCATACACATTTGCAGGGGTTAATTCAATGTCTACTACATCACCACCCAGCTTCTTATATACATACGCAACCTGCAGGGCTGCCCCTGTTAAAAACAGGTGGGATCCAGTGTACACTCCAAATGGTACGGAACCCCTCACCACTTTGGCCGCGGCATTTGAGCCGTAGGCACCGCTAGCGGGCAAAATAACTGAGCTATTCTCAGATTTGGGGTTTAGGTTGGTGGGCATCGACGCAGTTCTCCTCTTCGTAATTAGTCTCTACAAAACAAAACCCCCAGACATGCTGGGGGTCTTTTTCTCTATAAAACCATTACTGGATTTTAGTTTTAACGGTTTTCTTTAAAGTGCGCCCAACTTTGCTCTTTTTGGTGACGGGCTTTTTTGGAATAATGACTTTTGGCGCTTCAAGCGTCACATTGGCCACTACCTCCTCTTCTACCACTGTTTCAGCCTTGACGGCTGAAACGCTGGTCGGAACTACGTCCACTACCTGATTGGCGGTGCGTGCCTTAAGCTTCCACTCTAACCTTCTACGGGGGTTCATAAGATGTCTCCTTTAAAGTAAGTAGTTTTAAAATTCTCGAAAACAAAAATCTCAAAAATTGTAGGCGAAAAAAATTTGGGAGATCGACATTTTTGAAGTTTTGCTCTCCAAGAGAAAAACCCCCCAACCCAGAAGGGAAGGGGGGAAAATTAAGAAACTTTTTTAGCTTATGCTGGAGCAGCACTTCCGTAATATTCAATAGTTACGAGAACAGAGCCAGCAGTAATAGCTGCTGTGCCGTTACCGGTACCATCGTTACAGACCATTACCGAGGTCTTTGCTCCGACATCCGCATAGTCACTAGCGCTGGATACACCAATTTCTGTGTCACCGGCGGCGCCACCAGACGAAGCGATGAGCGCTCCAGAGCCTCTACCAGCACCGACAAGTTCTGTCGCCGATGTGGCCGCGGTACCGCGAACGGTGTCCGCCGTTGCCGAGAGAACCAACGAGCACAAGAATGTACCTACATTGGCCACTTCTGTGACGGTAATCGCTGCGGAAACAACCTTGGCATTTGCTGGCAGTGTTTTACTCAAGTAGCAGATCATACCCTGATCGTTTGCTGTGGAAGCCCCAATCAAGGTGACCTCCTCTTGGTAAATGTGATAGCCAGCGGCTTCAGAAGCCTTTCGTAAGGCGAAATTGCCAGGAGTACCTGTCGAAGCAGTCGTTGCGGCTGCATCTCCAGCTCCGCCTACGATGAAATCTTTAAGCGTTGACGCATTAAGATCCAGTTCTCTTTTTAAATTCTGAATTAATGCTTGGGTTCTCGCCAAGCCTATTCTTTTTGTTCCCATTTTTAAAACCCTCCATTTATGTGTTTATAATTTAGGTGAGACAAAAGATATACTCCTGCCTCACATATAAATAGTCTTATACACAAAGAAGACCCCCACCTCTTTCGAGGCGAGGGCTTTCTGTGTCGCGTTTAGCCGTGCTTTTTACCTAATATATATCAAATGTTTATATATTAAGATGTAGCGCCAGCTTCACCAAGTAGGCCGCGCACGATAACTAGACCATACATATCAGGTCGAACCATCTTCTTCGCATAACGCGTCATGACTCCCTTACGGGGCACGAAATCTTCCGGTCCGAAGATTGTGGGTGTAGTTTGTAGCGGCACATACGGTGCATACACATATCCGCTTTCAAGGAAAGAGGATCCGCGACGACCGACGAGGATCACATTACGCAGGAAGTATGGATCGACGATAACGTCAAACTTCTTGCTTAGCGAGCCAACCTTAACGGCACCGATGGAGCCCTTCTCGTCATCATGTGTGACGGAAGCGCGATAACCAGCGGTGAACTCAAGGATGTTAGCAACTTCGGGTCCAACGACAACGAAGTTAGCTCCACCACGTAGAGTCTTACGATGGATCTGGGCAGATACATCATTAATGGTCTCGACAAGAGTCTCATACCATTCGCTAACCGTACCAGTGAAGTCCGGAGCCGCAGAGCTAGCGCCAATTTCAGCACCAGTTGCGCGATTCACGAACAAGCCCGGAGAACGTGACCAGTAGTAAGTAGCAGCAGTTGCACCGTTAATGAGATCTGCAAGGATCTCGCGGTCAATCTCAAGAGCAATTTGCTCAGAGAGAATGCTAGTCAACTCGACTTCTGCATCAAGGTTGTGGTAGGCATTGAGGTCTTGACCCAATTCCGGTGTCCACTTAGCCTTGAGCTTCTTGGTCCGAGCGGTAATCGCCACGGAATCGACTTTGATGTCGATCTCGGGGATATCCG